ATTTTGATACCTTCATCATCAGCTTTTTCTGGTAGATAAAAACCTTTCTCAGTATCTTTACTCACAAATAAATTATCAGCTACACCATAACAATCTACAGAACCATTCAAAGTAATACTAGGATGTCTTACTGGTTCTTTTACTTCTAATTGTATGTCCAACAAACCTATACGATCAAAGGCAGCCAAAGCTATAACTTTCTCCAATCTATTGCCCATATCCATAAATTTATTAGTTTCAATGTTAATGTTTTTACCATTCATTGCATCGTGACAAAGTTTCAATCTTTCGTTTGGATTGCAATATGGATTGACGTTAAATATATCGCAGACTATTGAACATGATGCTTCAAAGGGGGGAGTTAATTTTCCTACTGCACTTACTCTATATTGTTCGTATTTATCGGTCATTTACTTGTCCTGTTATTTGTGTATGCCAGTACCATCAAAAACTACTATCATACTATCGTGCATCCCTTTGCCATTTGTAACTTTTTCTCCTTTAGTATTTAAGCCAATGAAAGAAACTCTACCTTTCAAAAACCATAAGTCAGTCATGTTTGGCAGTATGAAATCATGGAATAGTTTTGTGCTTGTACTTACTGGCAAGAGCATAACACAGAGTTTTTCTTTTTTTGATTCTTCAATAGCTTTTTTTACAAATGCTTCTTTTAACTTTCTTGAGTAAGGTGGGTTGATAAAATTTCTTTCTCCCCAAGATATAGACAAACCATCAAATTTTGAATTAAGTGGACATGGGTCAAAGTCAAAATTGTATTCTTCATTTAGTTCGTCATAAAGTTTTTTTGGTGTTGCCCAGTTATTGTGATTTTCTAAATTTCTATTTTTCATTTATCCCAATAATTTGTAAATCTGTAAACATACTGCCTTGATCGTCTATTCTTTTTTTTGCAATTTCAATATATTCTTTATTAAGTTCAATTAATATTGCATTTCGATTATGGTTATTAGCAACAATGCCAGTAGTACCACTACCACCAAAAGGATCAAGAACTGTGCCAGCTTTTGTTTCATTAGTTTCGCAGTCACATTGTTTTTCTAATTTATAACCAGTAATTTTTTTTGAAATTACTGCATCAGTTTTATGCTCAACATCAGTAATTTTTTTGTTTATATCTTCATATTCTAAAGACCAATCATTGACTAAATCTTTTATTTTGTACCAATCTTCAATGCTGGGATAAGAAAAACCATTCTCATCATTTCTAAACCAATGTTCTATTTTAGTTAAAGGTATATTTGTGTTAGCTGCCAAAATCTTTGGAGTAGTTACTTTTTTTAAAAAATTAACAATTTTTTTTTGTTTTGGTAAATTATCTCTTATTTCAATCAATTTTTTACCACGATTAGAGTGCATACCTTGTCGGTTTGACATTTCTTTTTTTTGATTGTTATATTTGCCATGTGATAAATTATTTTGTTCTGTATCTTTTATATACTTATATATTGGTTTGTTTTGATATGAAGTGCCACATTCAACACAAACTTTTTCTGGACAACTAGCCAACACACATGGTTCTATTAAGTTAATTGGAAAAGTTGCAAAATGTGCGTCCTTAAAAGACTTAGTTGCAACTGTCCAAACTGATCTTTTGTTTCGTTTTTCTCTTATGGCTTTAAAGCTACCATCGTGTCTGCTGCCTTTTTCTGGATTAGACCATTTACCTTCATAATAACCTTTTGCTCTTTCAACTTCGTTAGTTTTATTTGGTGCATAAATACTATCTTCTTTTATTGCTTCGTTATCAAAGTAATACTTTGAACTCTTACTCAACAAAAAAATATATTCATGTGCTTTCGTGCAACGATCTGTAACGCTTTCTGGAAATGGATTCGGTTTGTGCCAAATGATGTCTTGTCTGAGATACCAACCATCTTGTTGCAAAGCAAAAGCAACTCGAAAAGGAATACCCACCAAGTCTTTTGTTTTAAGTCCTTTAGAAACTTTTTGCTTTCCACCTAGTTTACCTTTATTTGTTATTTGTTTGTCAGAATATTTACTTACACGATCGCCTGATGATTGATTTGAAGCATAACTATCACCTAAGTTTAGCCAAACTGTGCCATCATTTCGCAACACTCGTTTTACTTCTCTAAATACTTTTACTAAGTTATTAACAAATTCTTCTGGTGTTTCTTCTAAGCCAAACTGTTCATCCTTCTGATAATCTCTCAATCCCCAATAAGGTGGTGAAGTGATACAAGTATTAATGGATTGCTTCGGCAGCTCTTTTAATTTATCTAAGCAATTACCTTGAAATATTTTTATTGTCATTTATCCCAATAATTTCTAATCTGCGAAGCATACCATTTGGTCTTGCCTGATCTTGTCGTTACTTTACGTCTGGTCAATTCATCGGCAATACCTTGTAAAGTATTGATGCCATCTTTTCTAATATCCTTAATAATTGGTGCTAAGTCTTTTTTAAACTGCTCATAGTTTTCAGTGTGTTTCTCTCCAGCTTTAAGCCAAGAGTTAGCTAGTTTGTGATCTGATCTAACTTTCTTTCTGTCAGTAGTCTTTGTCATGTACTCTCCTTAATTGTGATCTGTCATAAGCAACATACTTATGAGTTTCTTCATCTTGTATAACTATCTTGCCATTCAAGGTCTTGGCATAAGTGCCAAAGATGGCGTGACCTTTTACTTGAAATCTCATGCTTCTTTTAATTTACCAAACTGTTCATTGGCATAGATCATCGCTTGTTGATGTTTCATACCTTTTGCTTTTGCTTCTTCATAAAACTTTTCCCAAATACGTTCGTTTTCGCTATTGCTCATTGTCGATATACTCCACGATATGTCCAGCAGCAATAAGTTTGTTGTACTTAATGATTGCTTGTTGTTTGTCTTTGTATTGCATGGGTGGTAGCCAAGCATTGTCGTATTTAACTTTTATTAAGATCATTTGTTTCTCCTTTGAACAATTATTTCTTGTCCAGCACTTAGAGTTGCAGTATCAATAGCATACATAATTCCTTTTTTAGTAACTGGAAAATTTAATTCTTTTAAACTCAAATGCCCTTTGTTTTCACTTTTTATAAATTGTTTAGCTTCTCTTTTAGATTCAAACCATGATGTCTGTTCTAGATTTATATCTTCTACTAAATATAGTTTCATTTGTTTCTCCTACTTTTTTCGTACTGTTGCACGATGAATACATAATTTTGCAGCAACCATTTCTTTTGCGTAAGAAAAGGTCGTTGTTCAAGATCGCATTCTTTACGATAGTCATAGTAGAGTTGCCCATAGAAAAGTTCAAAGTCGGTTCTATATTCTACATATGAGAAGTCTGTTTTTTTATTCATAACTACGACCTAAATTTTCTAAAACCTTCTTTCTCTGCAACTTGTGGATAGTTTTTCCAAATAGTTTTGACTATTTCTTTTTGTATTACTTCAATATCTTTACTAGATAATTTGCTATCTTTTTTTGCTAAAGCTCTAGCCATAAAAGATTTATTTAAAATATCTAGCAGTTCTTTTGCATTGTAAGAATTTAGTTTATCTTGACTAATTGTTTTCATAATTTTCTCCTTATAAAATTTTTTCTAAAATGTTATTTGTGACTTTGAGGTTGTTTCGACAATATCTCATGTCAACACAAGAAGCTTTTGAACTAAGCAATTGGTTAAGTTCTTCTTGCTCTAATTTCAATAAGTACTTTAAATGTCTTACCTGTGCTTTTGACAAATCAATTTTCATAATTTTCTCCTTTTTTATAAATTATAGTATATATATTACAGATACTATTACATATTACAAGTATTATTATAAATAATTTATGTAAATTTATTTGACACTAAATAAAAAAAAGTTTTATTATCTTTAAAAATTAAGGAGATTTAGATGGAAGATAAAAAGCCAAATGGTCACAATCATTATGATAGTGACTTTCTGTTTGTCGAATATTGTCACAACACACACCAATTGAATTGTAAGTTGCGAATTTTATTTGATTTACCTGAATTACCATTTGATATTTTTTATTTAGAGAATCTTGATCTATTAACAAATTCATTCACACAACTAATACAAGAAGGAGTAAAAAATGACTAATCCATTTATTGTGGACAGTGAGGACAGTCCATATATATCACACAAGGCAGCTACTAAAAGCTGGTACAGAAACAAAGAAGAATTAGATGTTAATTATCTGATGATTGATACCAGCACCATGAAATTTGGTTGGGGTAAATATGATCCAGCCGAAGGTTATAGTTATGTCTGGCAAAAAGATTTATTTACGCCAATTGACAAACCTAGCGATGAACACAAGAAAGCGTTTAGCGTGTGGCTCTTGCCTAAGTATGTCGATGGCGATAAGAATATTGAACATCCACCTTGTCTTTGGCAAAGACATAGCTTTGGAGAATATTCAGGGTTTCAACAAATGGGTGCTTGTTTTTATGAAGAATCTCTTAAACCTGAGAATCAAAACAAATTGCCAGTTGTAAAATGGGTAGGTTCTGAAGCAATGACAGTTGGTATGGGTAATACTGCTATTCCTAAATTTGAACTGGCTGCCTTTAAAGAAAGACCAGATAACTTTATAATACCTTCGTGGGTTAGCTCAGAAGAAGGCACGACACAAAATACACTTCTCCCCGAAGAACCTTCTTCTGATGCTCAGACTTCAACATTTGTCGATGATGAAATTCCCTTTTAGCTATGGCGATGCAATGGGAAAAAATTGCACCATTGATAGCTATTGAAGTTTTAGGAGAACCAAATAAAAAAGATGATACACATTGGCGATATGGTAACAAAGGTTCTTTAGCTTTAGATTTAGAAACTGGTACATTTTACGATTTTGAGGGGGGTGAAGGCTATGGTCTTATTGCCTTCCTTGAATCAAAAGGTTTTAATGTTGATGAAGTCCTAGCACCTTATAAAGATGTAACAGTACCAAAAATTAAAAAACCAATTAAAACATATACTGACAAAGATATGTTTGCTTTGAAAGAACAAGCAGAAATCTTTGTAAGATATAGTGATACCTTTTGTGTGATGCGATTTCCAACAGATCATCAAATAAAACAAAAGTATGCACCATTTACCAAAGCCAATGGTAATTGGTTGATGAAAAGACCAGAAGGACAATTACCGATTTATTGTACTAACAAAAATCCAGAAGGTTATGTAGTTATCAATGAAGGTGAAAAAGCATCAATTGGTTGTGAATCTATTGTCAAAGATAAAGCCGATGTTTGTTGTTGGCATGGTGGTGTTAATAATATTAACAATCAAGATTGGTCACCTTTACAAAATCGCAAAGTAATTATCTTTCCTGATAATGATGAAGCTGGTAAAAAAGTTGCCCAAGAATTAAAAGAACTGTTAGAACCAATGACCAAAGAATGTTTAGTGGTTAGACCACCAAGAGCATTTAATGATAAAGACGATTTGTACGATGCCAAGATAAATGACTTTTATAAATCACCAGAAGAATTTTTAGATTATTGTTTAGCAAATACAGTTAAGAAAAGAGTTAGTTTTGGTTTAGTACAAGTTAATGACATCATTAGAGATATAAAACCAGCAGATTGGTTGATAAAAGATATTGCTGAAAGAGATTCAGTAGTATCTATCTTTGGTCAAGCTAAGTCTGGTAAATCATTTGTGACAGTAGATATGGCAGCAAATACAGCTCTTGGTAGAGATTATCATGGTCATAAAACCAAACTATCAACAGTAGTTTATTTAGCTGGTGAAGGACAACGTGGTATTGCTCGAAGATTATCTGCTTGGCAAACACTTAACAATCAAATAATTGCAGATGCACCATTGTTAATTTCTACTAGAGGTGCAAGATTACTAGATGATAAAGACCATCAATTGTTAAAAGATACTGTTACTGAAGCAGAAGATAGACATGGTGAAGTGGGTTTGATTGTCATTGATACTTTGCAAAGAAACTTTGGGCAAGGTAATGAAAACAGCACAGAAGATATGTCAGCTTTCATAGAACGTATTGATGATTTAAGAGATTCATACAATGCTTGTATCTGTTTGGTTCATCATACTGGACATGGTACAGGTGCTAGGGCTAGAGGTAGTTCTGTTATTCAAGCATCGGTTGATTGGGAATACAAAGTAGAACGATCTAACTTAGGTGAGCAGATGTTTGTTAAATTTAGTCAAACACTTGTCAAAGATGGTATGCCAATGAGAGATAAAAATTTTAAGTTTGTTGAACAAAAGTTATCATTTATTGATGATATGACTTCTGGTGCATTGCAATTGATTGATGAAGCTGATTTACCTAAACCAGCTAAAGTCAATGAGAAGGATCAACAAGTCATTGATGCTATTTACAATGTGCAAAAAGGCACAACTGATCCTAACAATGTTTGGTTAGGACAAGCAGAGATTGGTAAATTAGTTCCAGAGATTGCTACAGGAACTGTCAAAAGCATACTAAAAAAATTAAAAGACAATGACACCTTGCATTACGAACAAGGTAAGGGTTATCAAACTAAAGATTTTGATGATGAGGTATTTTGATGTCAAAAGTAGTTAGACTGTTTGAAACACACACTAGAATGCCCTATCAAGATACGATTGCTTTGTTGGTCAAAGCAATTGATTACCATAATAGACAAGCAATGACTGATTTTAGTAATGCAGAGTTTCATAAGAAACAAGCAATGGTGCTTAAAATGTATTTAATTGATCTAAAAGAATTTATAATGAAACATGAATCACAATCCTTATAAAATACCTACACCAGCATTAGTAAGTTTTTCAGGAGGTAGAACTTCTGGATTTATGTTGAAGCAGATTATTGATGCTTACAATGGTAATTTACCAGATGATATTTATGTAGTCTTTGCTAATACTGGTAAAGAAATGCCAGAAACTTTAGATTTTGTTAAAGATTGTGCTGAAGAATGGAACTGTAAAATACATTGGTTAGAACTAGAGATTGGTGAAGAACGACCTATTTATAGAACTAAAGAAGTTAATTATGATTCTGCAAGTAGAAATGGTGAACCTTTTACAGCTCTTATTGAACGTAAAAAAATGTTACCCAATCCAATTATGAGAATGTGTACACAAGAATTAAAGATGAATGTAATGAAAAGATTTATGAAATCTAAAGGTTACAAAGAGTGGATTAATGTTGTTGGTTTGAGATATGACGAACCAAATAGAGTGGCTAAACAAAACAGACAGAATGATAATAATACAAATGTTTGGGAAAGTGTTTGTCCTTTATATACAGATAAAATTATTATAGAAGATGTTAGTAAATTCTGGATAAATAATAATTTTGATTTGCATTTACCCAATCATAATGGCAAAACTTTAGCTGGTAATTGTGATTTATGTTATTTGAAAGGAACAAAAACTTTAACTAAAATTGTCAAAGAAAAACCAGAGTTAGCTGATTGGTGGATACAACAAGAAAGTAAAATAAATGCAACCTTCAAGAAAAACATGAGTTACATAAACCTAATTGATTTATCTAAATTAGAAAGTAAACAAATAGAATTATTTGATGATGATTCAAGAAGTTGTTTTTGCCACGATTAAATGGATTAAAAATGGATTAAAAATGGATTACTTTTTAGGGGTTTTTGGGCAAAAAGTAAGGTTTGATGGATTGGATTTATATACATCTCTATGTATAAATCCAAACCAACCAACCAACCAATCCAACTATTGATACTATGAATGAAGCTGTAGAAAAAAGTTTGAAACAACTCAATATCGCTAGAACCCTTATAAACACTAGGTTTGGAGTCGAAAAAGCAGAAAAATTAGTTAGTTTAGAGTTTCAAAAACGCTTCTATAAAGCTAAATCCAAATTAAACCATTCTCAATCCTTTGGCTCAAACGCTGATATTATAAGGGATTCAGCGATGATGCTTAGAGCTTATGATGCTTTAGAACTAGAATTAGCCAGAATTGGCATAGTACCATTGCCAGTTGAAACGTGGTTTGTAGAACGCACCGATATAGAGCAGAATGTTTTGATCTGTCGTACAGACGAACAAAGATTAAATGCTGCCGATCAATTCAAAGAACGCTTTGTGATCTTCTCAGCAGAGGAGTTAGTTAATATGCTACCAATAGATATATTTAATTTTAAGTCTAAGTTAGCAGAAAATGGTATGATGCCAAAGATAACTAACTATCAAAGCAAGGATGACTACTAGAAAATGTATAACTTGTCATAGAACATTATCTCTCGAACACTTTGAAACCAAAGGCAATAAGAAAGGTAAATTCACCAGAAGGCAATGTCGTTCTTGTACTCAGTCACAAAGAGAAACCACTAAGAGTTCTAATCCAGAATCATATTTAAAAAACTTATTTTCACAGCTCAAGTCCAGTCGTAAAGACTCAGGTTTAGAATGGAACATAGATGTAGAGTATTTATATACAATATGGAACAAACAAAATGGCAAGTGTGCTTTATCTGGTATGAATATGACGTGGCAAAAAGGTGTTGGCTCGGTACATTATTCTGCATCTATAGATCGCAAGAACAATGATTTAGGATATGTAGTAGGTAATATTCAATTGGTTTGCTCTATGGTAAATAGAATGAAACATACACTAAATGATTCTGAATTATATTGGTGGGCAAAAAACATTGTAGAATTTAGAGAAAAGAATTTATAATGTCTTTGGTAGCAATGAATTACTTCTCCTTCTCTCCTTTTTTATTTTATTGCTACCACTTAATATGACAGTAAAGATAGACATACAATCAAATATTAAACAGGTCAAAAAGAAATTAAATATGTTTCAAAAGAAACATTTACCACAAGCATCTTCTGATGCTATCAATGAAGTAGGTGTTAAAGCTGTCAATGCCATGCGATCACAGTTAGCAAAGAAATTAGATAGACCTACAATGTTTACTAAGAAAGGTGTTGTTTTAAAATTTAAAGCAAGACCTACTGATCTTTCTGCTTTAGTAGAAATACCACCTATTCAATCTAAGTATTTAAAAAAACAATTTGAAGGTGGTATTGAATCAGCAAAGAATCAACAGATACCAGTACCTTATGACAAAGGTGTGCTTAACCAGTATGGTAACATTCGTGGCAGACGTAGAGGATTTGCAAAAAGAAAGACTGAATTTATTGGACAAGTAAAAGGCATTGATGGTGTCTGGCGTAGAACTGGCGGTAAAAGAAATCCACAATTAAAACTCATTATTGGCTTTGAGAAAGTAGTTAGATACACAAAGAGATTAGAGTTTTATAAAACTATATCTGGTGTAGTCAACAAGAACATAGATAAGATTCTAAATAAGCACATACAAAGGATAATTGGTAGATGATACAGACCCCCCTATACATAGGTTCTTCTTGGCTATCTTTCATGGGTTATTCGCGAC